CGCCTCAGCCTTTGCCAGTTTTTTCTCAAATTCTTTAACTTCAACTCTTTTGCGATCATGTATAGATTCACGCTGTGCAGTCTGTAGATCACCTTCTAACTTTTTGATCTGTTCTTGCTGTTGCTGAACCTGACCTTGTAATTGCTGCATTTGTCCAGCTCTTTCAAGGACTCCTTCCATATCTGCAACATCAGTCTGCTTAAGTACTTCAGTCTGATCTATTAAACCAGCCTTAAAGAGTTCCATATAATACTCGAATCTAGCCCACCTATTAGATGGAAGGGTAGAGCCAGAAACAACAATTATATCATACTTACCTACTGTTATATCATTTATCTTAGAAATTAGCTCTCCAGACACATCATCGTAGATGTTCTGATTAATTTTTACTTCTCTGGGTTTATTATTTGGCTGAATTAATCTTACTGTCTTTTCAGATTGATACACAAATTGTATCAAACCTACTACAGACCTAGCCAGTTGATTTAAGGATGATTCAATATCATCACGCTTGGACTTAATCCTACGCTGTCCAAACTCATCCATTGCTATAGTGCCCTTAAATGTTTGCGGTGCAGAACCTACATCACCCTGCATAAATGTATATATTCCCAGAATCCTTTCAATATCCTGCTTCGCATCCGCTTCATTCTTATAAAGTTCATTAGGAAGCGGAACAGGACCAGCCACAATAGGCTGTCCTAGTTCAGGATCAAACTCAATAACAGCAGTTCCTGCTTTTGCCCACTCTTCTTCAAGCTGTTTCTTATTCATAGAACCACGTGGAATCAGCAATTTCACGTTAGTGGAAGAACTTGCATGTGCTACTATAAGAGAACGAATCTTATTTATATACTCCTGAAGTCCTCTGACAAGCCTGACATCGCTAGTTGGATAAGGATTCCTGTTATGTCCATTCATAAAAGGCACAACAGGGTAATCTTCAATAGGAAGAATAATAGAATATAGATAAACATCGCCTACAGATATACATTGCTTAATATTTGTATTCATAACCTTAGTCATCATGATCTTATCGCTATCAATCAATATCCCTTTATCAAGCATATCAATACTTGTTGTGCTATTGGGTATAGAAGTCAGCGTTTCTTCTCCTTTCACAGGAACTGGCTGACCTGACATTGGGTCTTCTTCTAAGTGATAAACCTTTCCTACAGTTTCTACGATCTGCATAAAATTACTTACATTGCTTTGATCGGTGAATATCTGCTGGCTGTCTGCTGTAGTTACTATAGCTGCAGGTTCTTTTCTATATTCATCATACTGCGGATCGTTTAATATAACTTCTCTGTTCTCAAATGGATCGAATATCTTGTAATAAGGAGTTTTTACTTTATTATAACGCTCAAATACTTCCAGCTCACGCTCATCTTCTGCATTAAGGAGAGACTGCTTCCTTGATTGCGGAACCACATCTTCATCAAACAGACCAAATCTATTCTGATCAAAGTCACTAATATGACTTGTTTCATTAGACTCTCTAATAGCATCCTCGAATTCAGGATACATTTCAACAAGCTCTTTCTCTGTCATACGTTTAGCAACAACTATATTAGATGCATCACGACAGAAAGGGTCTTCTGAATCTGGATCGAAGTATACCGAGAGTGGATCAATAGACTTAACCATCACTTCGCCTCTTCCAAAATCAGCATCAGGCTTAATATAGGTCATCATAACACCCATACCCTTTACATAATAATCATCTATGCACCGTTTAAGCTCTGCATTCCCTACTGAGATATCCCATACCCAAGACATTAAATCAGAGAAAATTCTGCCTACTTTAGTATCTGAAGTATCCCTACCAGTGGATTGGAACTTGGGAGCATTGGATGTGAGCATAGCCTTAGCTTGCTCAACGGAAGGATGGATTACATTAACAACTAAAGGCTCCTGTGCACGAGCACGGAGAGCATTTACCTGCTCTTTTTTCCATTGTTTACCTGATCTGAACTCTACATCTTCTACAGCTTGCCTAGCCCAGTTCTTCCGGGCGGAGCTATAGTCGTTAAATATATCGTGAGTTGCTTTTGTCTCTGGATGTAGTTGAGGCATATAATATTAATTACTCCTTAAAAATTAAATACAATTTAACATGACATCCAGTCATAATGTTTATTTTTAGACACATGTACTGTTTTTTGTTCCTTCTCGTCTTCATTCTTGTGATATGGAGGGTATATTTTTTTCATAGCATAATACATGCCATCGAGAAGATCATCATGCTTTGCTCGTGGATATAATAGCATCTCGTCCTTCAATTCAACCATAGTATCTTGTATATAAACTTTGTTCTGTGCGAAATAAGGTTCAAGCGTTTCTAATCTAGCTGATTTGCTATTTCTTGGGTTCTCACGTATCTCAAGACCCGATATAAACAGATTCTCACGCTCACATTTGTCTTTTACGTATTCCCTGAGCATTTCCTGATAGCCTACTGACTCAATACGTACCTTTGAAGGCTTATATATCTTGAAATACTCTATAATCTGGTCTGCCAAGTTCATAGGGGTTGCCCGCTTGCGGTAGTAAGGGAGAACGTACCTATTGTTATTGTTATCAATAGCAACAGCTACTATAGTGGAGTAATCTGCTGTACTCCGTGTAGATGATGCGGGATCAACCCCCATGAATATATTTACTGGAATTTTTTCTTCTACTGCTTTTCCATTCCTGTCTGTAATCTCAAGGAACGCATCTTTATCTTCATTATGAGTAATCTTTCCTTTGTAATACTGGAAGTATTTCTCTTTAAAGAGCTGGTCTTCATCTCCGATAATCTGACATAGGTACTCACGGTAGAATACGGATACCCTATTGATAGATTCCAGCTCTTCTTTCTTCTTTAGAAGGCTCTCTATCGGATGCCACGTTTCCCATAGAGATATCTTCTTCTTAAGGCTGGGTGCAAAGTGCATATTGGTCCAGCCTTTCATTTCTTTCAGTGTCTCTACCATACATCTCTGGTGTTGTGGAGTTCCGATAATCACTATCCTGCCTGTTTTAGGATCAAGTGACGGAAGTGCAGACTGAAGAAGCCATCTTAAGTTTACTTCCATAGCTTCTGAAGTCTTTGTATTGTTCTCGTCTTCAGGATCGTCCACAATAATCAATGTAGGACGCTGATTCCCTTTCTTAATTCCCCTTAGCTGTTGTCCTGTACCCTTACATATAATCATAGACCCGTCTTTCAGCTCTATCTCACTCTTAGCCCACTGTCTCGCACTATGCTGTCCCCAATATCCGAATATAGAACGGAAGTTGGTGGAGAAATCAAGCGTATCCTTGATAGTACCAAGCAATTTAATAGCATGATCTTGTGTTCTGGATACTAGTACTACGAGTTTCTGCCCCTCATGGAACATGAGATGATAGAGAGGAAACACACCACCAACTATAGATGATTTGGCGTGTCCACGAGGGGCTATAATGTTAATTTGCTTCTTTGAGAAGTCCATTAGTTCATCTGCAATCTCATAATGGAAGTCAGGTGACGGAGCCGAGTACATATTAGGCATAGTTACCTTACCAAACAGCATAAGGTTGCCAGTCAGTTTATTTTGTATTTTATTCTGCTGGCTCATCTTCTTCTATTTTTCGGGACACTTTAAAAGACTTTTCTTCTTTTGCTATGATATCGCCAATGCTATTTGAAACATCCAGCTGCAGCATATCTGTTGTAATCTTTTTATTGGGTTTCATTTCTAGAAGCTCCATAAAAGCATCCGAAATCTTAATCATATTAGTCACATCCTGCTTTGCTCTTGCTATATCCAGTCCTTCCAGCATAGTATCAAGCACGGATGAGTTATTGATTCCCTTCTCTGATAAAACTTCTCTTAGTTTTTTCTCTACCATCTTTTTAATAATCTCCTGCTTTAAAACCCTGCGTACTGTAGCCGCAGGCTCTTTTTGATCTGGGCGGTAAATCATCCCTAGTTGGTTGTAATCTACCTTCTTAGTGGAAGTTAACTGCCCCACATAGGCATTTACAAGGTTCTTGGCACGGGTTGTATTAGCTTCACGCACAGCCCAGTTATTAGCTTCCGGGTTTGCCTGAGTATAGACTCCGTACTCCTTATTCTTAAGATATTGTATCTTATTGGTATTTCCCGCCCAGTTCGCACCATAGGCAAGCCTGACAAAGGTCTTAACCCGACCTTTTTTGTCCGTATAGTCTTTTCTGCCTATACATTTGCCCACAAAACCATCGTCTGAAAGAGCATAATCCCCTGTTTGAGTCTGTTTCCAATGAGAATAGTCTAATCCAGCTTCATCAGCCTCATTCTGAGTATAAATATTATAGACTCTTGTCTTTTTCTTAAGTTTTCTTTTTAGTTTTTCCATTACAGTGTAAGTACACGAGTACGTACTCTAAGTAAGTACACAAGTACATACCCTAAGTAAGCTATATGGTATATATACTTACTTATATAGTATATATACCTAAGTACATACATAGTGTTAATCCTTACTCTCCACTAATTTACTGATACCTAAAGGATCATTCAAGTGCTGCTCAATGATCTTATTCACGATCTCTAACTCTGCATCTAGAATCTCTTTCTCATCAGCTAACTCTCTCATGCTATTTAACCATTCAGTTTCTGTCGTCAAATTCTCCTCCCACTTACCAGTAATTGCATTGAACTTCTCGTATATAACCTTCTTTTCCATAAGAGAATATACTAATAAAACTCTTCTAAAAAATATATCAAGAATGCGTGTGGGAGGGATGAGATAGACCCACCCCCCGCAAGTTACGGGTTGCCGTTGAATATAAGGTTGAGTTCAATGCGGGGGTTGAGTTGAAGGTGTTCGCTTCGCTCACCCGTATCTACTCATGCCCACCCATGACCACAGCTGGCATGCCCCTGCCTGTAAGTGCTACGCTCTGTGCTATCTCATTACTTGTAGCACACTACGCCTCAGCGTCCCACCATACATGGTGGCTACGTGTACTCCAAGTAATGAGAGTAACATAGTTACCGCACTCGCTGCCCTTACATCAGCCCCATGCACAGGTGGTCAGTCCTCCTCCATATTATACTAATCCTTACTCAAGGGTGTGGGTATGCTCATCTATCTTACCCTCATGTATCAACTTTATTAACTCAAGGAGTACATTATGAAAGTATGTCCATTTACAGGAGAATTATATCAAGGCGAGATTGTTGAAACCACTTGTGATGGTTGCAGTAATCACACCACTTATGAAGAGTGTGCCTACGGCACAGATGTTCTGGTGTTATGTGATGAATGTTCGCCTAAAGGTGATCTTCCTGAAGTATCCACATCATCAGGCACAAGCTTCAGCCTCTCTGATCAGCACAATAAGTGTTCGGTAGATGATGAATATCCGTTCTAATATAGAGCCCCTTACGGGGCTTTATTTTTACCCTTTTATATCATGGATAATATCCACCTTGGCACAATAGCTACGCCATATGGATCATGTGACCTAAGAGCTACTATCAGTAAGTATTCTGATAATGATGCTCTTGCTGTACTTATTGAAGGTACAGATGATGGTCTCTGGTCACCATATGCCACGCTATCTGTCAACATACCTGAGCACGCTCACATACTTGACGAGAATGAATTCTTCGCCAAGGATTGGAGCGAGAACGAGCCTCTTGCAGAACACTTGCTTGATACTGATGTCTTCACAGACACTGGTAAAGCAGTGCCAACAGGCTTCGTCATTGCTCCCGTATGGAGACTGAACGTGTCCACTGACTAAGAATCGGAGCAACGGGGACAGGCTTGGCAACAGAACTGTCCCCACCCTTTTCTTTGTTGTTCATTAACCAACTCATAAAGGAGTCTAACATGTTAGATAAACTCAAATCAATAGCTAAGGATGCAATGTGGCTAAGTATAGGCACAGTTGCTACAGTAGGTTACGTATCATACAAAGCTGGTAAAAGCATCGTAGATGATGTACCAGAGATGATGGAATTCGCTCAAGACACATACAGTCAAGTCAAAGACGTATTGTCTAAGGACGATGCTCGTCCTAAGCGTGATACCGACTACGATATGATGAAAGACGATCTCAAGGGTTCCACATACGAAAAGGTCGTAAATGAAACGCCTTGGATGAAATCATAACATACATCAGTAAAGGGTACGCACATCTGTGTTTACCCTTTCCT